AACAGGGCAAGAGGATTAGCATTCATAGGGACGGCGGTGAGTCGGTCAGGTTTGTTGTTTTGGCGAACTCAAAACTAACCGGTTTTACCGCCGTCTCCTACTTTTTCACGCTAACCCGCGATGAACCCCAAAAAAGGCCTGGTCGTGCGCCAGCCGCATAACGGCCAACCCCTGCCCGCCGAGGGCGCGTGGGTGAACTGGAACGGCCACTGGGCACGCCGCAAGGCAGAAGGGTCCATCGTTGAGGCCAAGGCGCCGGCGAAGGCCAAGGCCACTGTGAAAAAGGAGGCTGACGCATGATCAGTTCCACCATGTTTAACAGCATCCCGGCCGCCCTGCGGATTCCGGGCTGGTACATCGAATTCGACAACTCTCTGGCGGGCAATGCCGTTTTCCAGGGCAAGCTGCTGGTGATCGGCCAGAAGCTGGCAACCGGCAGCCAGGACGCGGGCTCGCTGGTGCGGGTTACTCGGCCTGACCAGGGCGACGAGCTGTTTGGTCGCGGCTCCATGCTGGCCGAGATGATGCGCGCCATCAAAGACGTGGACCTGTACACCGAGACCTGGGCGATTGCCCTGGACGACGCCGAGACAGCCACAAAGGCCAAGGGCTCCATTGAGGTGACTACATCGCCTACGGAAACCCGCCCGTTGGCGCTGTACGTGGCGGGCCGTCGCGTGTGGGTCAGCATGGAGGGCGGCGACGATCCCCAGGTGGTGGCCCAGGCCATTGTGGATGCGGTGAACGCAGACGACCGCATGGCCGTTACCGCCGCCGTGGACGGCACCACGCCCAGCCTGGTGAACCTGACCTGCCGCTGGGGCGGTGAAACCGGCAACGATATCGACCTGCGCGACAGCGCCCTGGGCGAACAGCGCCCCGGTGGCCTGAAGCTGACCTATACCCAGCCGACCGGCGGTGCGGTGAACCCGAGCATGGACCCGGTCATTGCCGCCATGGGCAGTGAGTGGTGGAACTGGCTGGCGCTGCCATACACCGACACCGCAAGCCTGCAGGCCATTGAAGACGAGCTGGCCGATCGCTACGGCCCCATGCGCCAGATCGGTGGCCGGGCGTTTGCCGCTTACCGGGGCAATCACAGCGACACCGCCACCCTGGGCAGCGGCCGCAACTCGCCGCACCTGTCCATCATGGGCACGAACATCTCGCCCACGCCCACCTGGTTGTGGTGCGCGACCGACGCGATTGTGGCGGCCAAGTCCCTGGGCATCGACCCGGCCCGGCCCCTGCAGACCCTCAAGCTGCCAGGTGTTATGCCACCGGTTAAGGATCTGCAGTGGCAGGACTCCGAGCGCAATCTGCTGCTGTTCGATGGCATTGCCACTTACACCGTGGCCAGCGACGGCAGCGTACGCATTGAGCGCCAGATCACCACTTACCAGGAAAACGACGCCGGTGTTGCCGATGACAGCTACCTGGACATCAACGTGCCGGAGACCCTGGAGCGCATCCGTTTCGAGCAGATCAGCCTGTTTGCGCAGAAGTATCCGCGCCACAAGCTGGCCGCCGACGAAGACCGGGAATTCTACGACCCCAGCCAGCCGATCATGACGCCGAAGCTGGCGCGCACCGAGCTGCTGAGCCTGTACCGCCTCACTCTCATGGGTGCCTATGGCTGGACCCGGGATTACGAAGGCTACGCGGAAACCCTGCGGGCCAATATCGACCCGAACGACCCGGCCCGCCTGAACGTTCTGGACTCGCCAATGCTGATTGGCCAGTACCGCGTGCATGCCCAGCAAACCCAGTTCCGGCGCTAAGCGCCGGTTAAACACCGTTTAACAGGAGCGTAAAGAGCTATGAGCGGACGCATTACAGGGGTGGCCACCATTCGCGTTGATGGCCAGGAATACCCCACAGAGCGCGGCGCAACCCTGAACCCGGGCGGTGTGAATCGCACGCCGAAGATGGCAGGCCGTCGCACCTACTACAACGAGGAGCCGGTGGCGCCAACGCTGCAGGCTACTGTCCTGCACTCCGAAGAGATTGACCTGATCGAGGTCGGGAAGATCACCGGCGCTACGGTGCTGTTCGAGTGCGATAACGGGCAGGACTACATGCTGACCGGGGCGTTTGTCACCGAGACGGCAGAACTCGACAGCGGTGAGGGCCAGGTTCGCCTGAACATGGCCGCCCGCACATGCGAAAGGGTGTAACCGATGAGCGAACACGAAGTGGATCAGATCGAGAACCAGGGCGCGCAGGATGAGCAGGCCGAGCAGGCGCCGCAGAAGATGCCCAAGTGGGCAGTGGACGCCAATCTGTCGCCGGACGAATTCGAGCGCGTGGAAGACCGTGGCGATGCCCTGGCGGTGACGCTGCTGGAATCCATCACATACCGTCGGAGCAAGCTGGATGACGAGGAGCGGGCAACCACGCTGGTGCTGCCCCGGAAGGTTAAGGGCAAGCACCTCAAGAAGATGGACCAGGCCACGGGTGAGATCGGCAAGGGTCTGGCCCTGGTGGCTGCCCTGGCCGGCGTCCCGGCCCACGCCATGGACGAGTTGGACGCCCGGGACATGGACGTGTGCCTGGCGCTGGTGGAGCCTTTTTTGCCCAAACGCCGCAAGACTGGGCGGCGCTAATACGCACGGTATCGGTGGCGTTCACCGGGTTTAACCCGGTGGATCTGCTGGAGATGGATGTAGACGACCTGGTGTGGTGGTTTCACCAGGCAGAGCAGCTGGCCGAGGAGATGAAGCGCGATGGCTAACATGACGACCAGTGTGGTGATCGAGCTGGTGGACCGGGTAACACGCCCGGTTCGGCGCATTACCGCCTCGCTGTCTGGACTGTCTCAGCGCACCGGCTTTGACCGGCTCTCGGCCTCTGCCCGCCGGGTCGGCTCCCGCCTGGGGGAAGTGACAGAGCGCGCCAAGGGGCTGGGGCAAAACCTGCTCTGGATGACCGGCATTACGGCCGGGGCCGCGTATGGCGCTGAGCGATTTGTGTCTGGCGTCACCGATGTGGGCACCGCCGTCCAGGAAAGCGCCGAGCGTGTGAAAGTGGGCACCACCTGGCTCCAGGAGTGGTTCTATGTCGGCAAGCAGTTCGGCGTCGGCAATGACGCCCTGGTGGACGGGCTGAAAGAGCTGTCCATGAGGGCAGATGAATTTGTGATGACCGCCGGAGGCCCGGCTGCTGAAGCCTTCCAGCGCCTGGGCATCGGTGTTGATGAGTTGCGGGCAACCGGTGGCGACACCGCCGCCATGTTCGACCTGGTGCGCTCCCGCCTGGGCAACCTGGAAAACGACGCCGCGCGCCAGCGGGTAATGGATGAAATCTTTGGCGGCCAGGGTGCCGAACAAATGGTGGCCATGCTCGGCGCCAGTCGGGAAGAGATCGAGGCCATGAAGCAGGCTGGCCGTGATAAAGGCGCCATCCTGACCCCGGAAGAGATCGAGAACAGCCGCGAATACACCCGTCAGATGGGTGATTTAAAGCAGGTTTTGTTCGGTATTCAGGCCTCCGTGGTTGGCGATCTCCTGCCGGCCATCAATGACTGGATCGGCGGCATGGGCGACTTGGGCGCGGCCAATCGTGAGGCAGTCTCTGAGCGCATCATTTCGGCCATCCGCGACATTGCGGGCGGCATTAAGAGGGTCTGGGAGATTGTCAGCTGGGCAGCTGACGCGGTCGGGGGGTTTGGCAATCTCCTGATGATTCTCGCCGGCGTCATGGCGGGGCGGTTGCTGCTGGCGATCGGCAGGACCGTTTTGGCGCTGTTCGGCATGGGCAAGCAGCTGATCTTGATGAGTGTCAGGGCGATACCGGCGGCCATTGCCGGTGTGCGCGCCCTGGGCATGGCCTTCCTGACCACGCCGATCGGTTGGATCGTGGCCGGTATTGCGGCTGTAGCTGGTGCGGCATACCTGATTTACAAAAACTGGGACGGCATCTCGGAGTGGTTTGGCAATCTGTGGGGCAGCATTAAAGCCTTCTTTGACCGGGGCATCGGCGAGATTGTGGCGGACCTGCTGGCCTTCAGTCCGGCCGGTCTGCTCATGAAGGGTATTGATGCGGTCTTTGAGTTGTTCGGCGCGCGGCCGCTGTCCGAGATCGGTCAGGAGTGGATTGGTGGCCTGTGGACAGGGATTGAGGGCCAGTGGTCCGAGCTGACCAGCTGGCTTTCAACCAAAGTCACAGAGTTGACGGAGTGGATGCCGGACTGGGCCAAAGAACGGCTGGGCCTGGGTGGCATGGAGGCCCCTAAACCCAGCGGGGCACCGGTTGCCGGTGGCGAGTCCAGGGCAATGCCAGGTCCTGCCCGTGCAGATGTGGGCGGCGAACTGCGCATTGTGGTGGATTCTGAAGGTCGGCCCCGGATTGCCGAGGCTCGCCGCAATGGGGGGATGGATTTTGATGTGGAATCTGGCGTGCTTGGGGTGGCTCCATGACCTGGCGTGACCGTATCGACCCGGAACTGACGGGCTCCTATCGCGGGGTGCGCTTCCATGTGGAGCGCTCCGACACCACCGGCGGCCGCCGCTGGCTGATCCACGAGTACCCGCGCCGGGACAAGCCCTACGCCGAAGACATGGGCCGCAAGGCCAAGGAATGGCGCCTGCAGCTGTTCGTGGCCGGTGACGACTACGACCGGGAGCGGGACGCCCTCCTGGAAGCGCTGGACGCCCCGGGCCCGGCTACGCTGGTGCATCCGTACCTGGGCAGCTTTTCGGCCGTTGCCAGTGATGTGAAGTTCAGCGAAAGCACCCGCGAAGGCGGCACGGCCACCTTCCAGGTGACCTTCTCCGAGGCTGGCCGGGAGGCCTACCCGGCCACCACCGTGGACACCCAGCGGGAGGTGCGAAAGGCGGCGGACGCGTTCGAGGAAGCGCTGGCCCAGGACTTCGCCGACAAGTGGAGCGTGGAGGGCCTGCTGGGCTGGTCGCTGACGGCCGTCGAGCGTGATCTGGCAGCGGTGGTGCAAGGCGTTAACGAGGTGGTGGGCGATGTGGCCGACCAGGTGGCGGCCCAGATCCGCGCCCCCATGAACATGGTGGGCATTGTGCTCGGTGGCTATAACCGCCTGCGCAATGCCGTCATGCGCCCCATCAATGCCCTGGACCTCTACAGCGGCAACACCATCCTGGGCAAGAGCAACGACGAAGGCGGCGGCCAGGTTCGGCTGACGCCAGGTACGCCCACCCGGGCATCCCGGTTGCTGCTGGCGACTGGTACCAGTGGTGATTCGGTAACCCCGCCGGTGGCCGACACCCCGGAGCGCATCCAGCGCGCCCAGAACACCATGGCGGCCCGGCAGCTCAATGGCCGCGCAGCCACCCTGGCCGCCGCCCGCCTGACAGCGGAAACCGACTGGCCCAGCCGCCAGGAGGCCCTGGAGGCTGGAGACAACACGCTGGCGCTGATTGACCGCCAGATGACCACCGATGAAGCCATTACAGACGCGGTCTATGCCTCGCTGGTGGATCTGCGGGCGAAGGTCAGCGAAGACCTGCGCACGCGGGCGGTGTCGCTGCCAGGCATGACCACGCACACGCCGCAGGCCACGCTGCCCGCGCTGGTAGTGGCTCACAGCCTGTACGGCGATGCCACCCGAGCCGATGAAATTGTGGTGCGCAACGGTGCCCGCCATCCCGGCGCCCTGCGCGGCGGCATGGAGCTGGAGGTGTTAAGTGAGTGATCGGGAGCCGGTAGTACTTCAGATCGGCAGTGACCGCCACCAGGGCTGGCAAGAGGTGCGCATTCGCCTCTCGCTTGAGCAGATCGCCGACAGCTTCGACCTGACCCTGACCGAGCGCTGGGCGGAATCCGGCCAGGTGCGGCCAGTGCAGCCAGGCCCCGAGTGTGTGGTGATGGTGGGCGATGAAGTGGTGGTAACCGGTTACCTGGATGAGGTGCTGCCGGACTACGACGCCACCAGCCACACCATCTCCGCCAGTGGCCGCAGCAAGGCGGCGGACCTGATCGACTGCAGCGGCAAGGACACCCCGCTGGCCGGGCTCTCCCTGGTGCAGATTGCCCGCAAGCTGGCCGAGCCCTTCGGCATTGAGGTGGTGGACAAGGTGGGCAACAACAAGCCCTTCCGCGACTTCACTTTGGAAGATGGCCAGCCGGTGGCAGAAGCCCTTGAGCGGGCGGCACAGATCCGGGGCGCACGCATTGTCAGCGACGCCCAGGGCCGCCTGGTGATTGTTCACGCGGTCCAGCGCGAGATCCGCACGCCGCTGGTGCTGGGGGGGAATATCCGCAAGGCCTCCGGGCGCTTTTCGGACCGGGACCGGTTCAACGTGTACGTGGTAGAGGGGCAGACGCCTGGCGATGACGAATGGAACGGCGCAGACGCAGCCGGCCCTACGGCCGCAGCGACCGACCCCCGAATTCGCAAGCCCCGCTCCACGCTGATTGTCAGCGATACCCCGGCCGATGCGGCGGACTGCAAGGCCCGGGCAGAGCTGGAAGCCCGCATGCGCTGGGCTCAGAGCCGGGGCGTGACCTACACCGTGGGCACCTGGAGGCACGAGCAAGGCGTGTGGCGGCCGGGTGACCTGGTGCCGGTGCGGGACCATTACCTGGGGCTGAATGCGCGCATGCTGATCAGCGATGTGCAGCTGGTGGAGAGTGAGCAGGGCCGCACGGCTGAACTGCGCATTGCCCCGCCGGAGGCCTTCGAGCCGGTTCCGGTACCAGAGCCGGAATCGGACAAATCCAGCGACACGCCAGCTGGCTGGGGGTGGTAATGAGGGATCAGCGCAGGACTTGGCAAAGACTGCTGGGGCCAATCTGGCGGCGTATCCGCCTGCTGGTGTCCCGGGGCGTGGTCAGGCTGGTGGATGACAGCCTGAAGCTTCAGCGGGTGCAGGTGTCACTGCTGGGTGATCAACCGGCCTGGGCAGAGAGGTTTCAGCAGTACGGCTATACCAGTCACCCCCACCCGGGGGCCGAAGCAATCGTGGCGGCCATCGGTGGCGCCCGCGCCCACCTGGTTGCGTTGTCGGTGGACGATCGGCGGTACCGCCCCAAGGGCCTGCAAGCTGGCGAGGTCTGCCTGTACACCGATGAAGGCGACGAGATCCGTTTTAAGCGCGGCAAGCTGATCAGCGTGAAGGCGGGCAGCAAGGTGGAAGTGACCGCGCCGCAAGCCGTCTTCAACTGCAGCACCAGTGTGACCCTGAATACGCCGAAAGTGATCACCCCTGGCGACATTGAGGCCGGCGGCCAGATCCGCGATGGCGTGGGCACCATGCAGGCCATGCGCGACACCTACAACAGCCACAACCACAACGAGAACGACAACGGCGGGCCGACAGATCCGCCTAACCAGGGGATGGGTTGATGGATATCGCAATGAAATACGACCCGGGCGCGCAGCGCTTTGACCTGGCAATGGAAGACGGCGACCTGGCCACCGATGAGGGGCTGCAAACAGCTGTGATCCTGTCGCTTTTCACCGACCGCCGCGCCCTGGAAGAGGATCAGTTGCCGGACGGTACCGGCGACCGCCGGGGCTATTGGGCCGATGTCTACCGCGACCGGCCGCACGGCTCCCGGCTATGGCTGATTGGCCGCGAAAAGCGGCAAGAAGACGTGCTGCGCCGGGCCAAGGAATACGCCGAGGAAGCGCTGGCCTGGCTGATTGAAGACGAGGTTGCCGACACCGTTGAGGTGGATGCCTGGACAGCTGGCCGGGAGACCTTGGCGCTGCAGGTAGTGATCCGCCGCGGCGGTGAATCGGTGCTGGACCAGAAATACGACTACGTATGGCGAAACGCTGCATAACGGAGATTTAAATGGGCTATAAACGACCCCCGCTGCCGGAGTTGATGGCGCGAATTGACCAGGATCTGCTTTCCCGCTTGCCCAGCAAAAAAGCAGCTCTGGCCGTGCGCATCACCCAAGCCCTGGCCACCAGCCAGGCCGGTGTAACTCACGGCCTGTACGGCTACTTGCAGTGGCTTGAGCGCCAGCTGTTCCCGGAGACCTGCGATGACGACCTGCTGCACCTGCACAGCGCCGGCGTGCCGCGCCGGCTGGCGGCCAAGGCCAGTGGTGATGTAACGCTGGAGGGCGCGGACGGTGAGCCGGTCGTGGCCGGCACCCGCCTGCAGAAGGATGGCATCGAGTATGAAGTGACCGAGGAGGTGCTGGTTTCAGGCGGAACCGCCATCGTGCCGCTTGAGGCCGTCGAAGCTGGCGCAGCAGGTGATCAGGATGCCGGCGCGGAGCTGCGCCTGGTTTCCCCGGTTCCTGGTATTGCTTCCACCGCCATTGTCGGCGCTGACGGCATCAAGGGCGGCGCAGATCTGGAGACATACAACAGCTGGCGCGATCGCATTTTGTTACGCCGAGCCCGGGTGCCGCGTGGTGGCGCCAAAGGCGACTGGGAAGGCTGGGCGCTGGAAGTGCCGGGTGTTACTCGCGCCTGGGAAGACCCTAAAGGCATGGGCCCCGGTTCTGTGGTGGTTCGGGTCATGGCGGATGACGCCACCGATGGGCCGCTGCCGTCTCAGCAGCTTCTGGATACTGTTTTTTCTTATATCGAAGAGCGCAAGAACGTCACTGCTCACATCTACGTGGTGGCGCCTGATACCCAGGCGTTCGTGCCCGAGCTGGCAGTGACACCGAATACCGAGGATGTCCGCGCAGCAACCGAGCAGGCGCTGTCGGACCTGGTGGAGCGCGAAGGCAAGCCCGGCGGCACGCTGCTGCTGAGCCGAATTCGTGCGGCAATCAGTTTGGCGCCAGGTGTTGAGGATTACGACCTGCAATGGCCAACCGCTGATGTAACTCATGGCGCTGGCGTGCTGCCGCTTTGGGGAGGTGCAACATGGCTTCAGGGCTGACTGCTGACGACTATCGCGGTCTGCTTTTCAGTCTGCTGCCGCCTGGCATTGTCTGGCCGGCGGACCCTGACAGCAATGTGCAGCGCCTCCTGGATGGCTCTGCTCAGGAGTTCACCCGCGTTGACTCCCGGGCGCAGCAGCTGTTGAGCGAGGCGGACCCCAGAGAAGCAGATGTGCTGTTCCCTGATTGGGAGGGCAGCTACGGGCTCCCGAGCGAGTGCGCGCCAGCAGAGCAGAGTCTGGCTGATCGCCGCGTGGCTTTGATTGGTCGGATTGTCGGCCGGGGCGGCCTGCGGCGCCAGGACTACATAGACCTGTGTGCAGGCCTGGGCTACGAAGGCGCCCAGATCATTGAGCACCAGGAGGCCACCGTGGAGCTGGAGAACGGCTTGGGGCCTCGCGGCGCTGAAATCGGAGACCCGATGAGCGGGGAAGACTGGCTCTGGGCCTGGGATGTTCTTCTGCCGGCCGGCGTGGTTCGGGAGGCCGAGATTGGCGCCTCTGAAATTGGCGACCCCTTGCGCAGCTGGGGCGACGAGTTGGTGGAGTGCGCACTGCAAGGGGCGGCTCCGTCATGGTTAATTCTAAACGTTGGCTATCAGGAGGCCTGACGATGGAGAAGGTGGGACAGTTCACCGAGAGGACGACCGTTGACGGCGAGTGGCGTCCAGGTAATGCGGCTACCAATGTGCGCCCGACGCCCATGAAAGCCGAGTATTTCAACATGCTGCAGCGCGAGCTGCTGAACGTGCTCACCGATGCCGGCATTGAGCCCAGCATTGACGATGAGGCGCAGCTTGCGGCTGCAATCAACGCAATTGCTGCCAGGCGCGCCATCGGCCGTGTCAGCGGCGTATCAGTAATCACAGTGGAGGAGGCATAAATGCAGGGTGTACCCCGATATGGTCTGCGCACGCGGGCCGATTATGACTTGATGCAAAGCCTGGCCGTCCAGGGCGAGATCCGCCCCCAGGGCGTGGCCACGCTTAAGCAACACTGGCAGGGACTTCTGTCCGGTCGATACACCTACGTCTATGACCGCGATCTGGCAGACGGCGAAGCGCCGGACGGCGATATGCCGGAATTCCGGGTGCTGGAGGTGGAAGACGACGACACCGGCGAAACCCGGCGTGTGCAAATGAAGCGTACCGAGAGCCCGCAGGCGGAAATCTTCCGACTGGGTTACACGGTGCAGGATGTCGAACAAGCAATTACTGATCTGGAGGGCGTCTGATGGTTCAGCGGTCGTATGCAATCTCCGCCGAAGGTGCGGGCCACTATGAAATGATGGGTTCTATTGAGGCGTCCGGCGCTATGCGCCTGGACTTCCCGGAGGGCGTCCTGAACATCGGTGGAAACGGCAAGGGCTATGTCCTGAACTCGGTGACCGACTGGGACCCGACCGCTGCAGCCAACCAGGACGGCTCCCTGGACGCCCTCGCGGTGGGCGATGACGTGTATCTGTATGCGGTGCAGAATGATGATGGCGTTGCCGGGCTGATTGCCAGCACCAATATCGCGGTCCCGGGCGGCTACACCAGCGCCAACTCCCGAAAAATCGGCGGATTTCATTACGGCCGCGTGCGCTCGGTGGCAAACCGCTACGACACGGCCTATGACCCGGCCGTGCAGATCGTGCCCAATTCGGTCTGGGATCTGAAGCACCGCCCGACGTGCGACCCCACCGGGATGGTTGAAGTGGTTCCCGGCAAGCTGTGGGTGGACATCTATCTGAACAGCGAGGGCAGCGGCACCTGGCCGGAAAACATCCCGGTGAGCCGCTACGGCATAGCCCCGATCAAGGATGACATCTACGCCCGTTCAGACTTCCATTTGCTGGCCCGCAATGCCGGCAAGCGCCTGCCGACTGTTGAGGAGTTCCTGACCTACGCTGAAGGCGCGCCCCAGGGCAACGATGCCAACAACGACACCGCGTGGTCAGCGACCAGCAACACCGGCCCGACCACCACCGGCGCCGTTGCCAAGGCGGTCTCCATGTTCAACGTGGTTGATGCGGCCGGGAATCTGTGGGACTGGCTGGATAATCACCATGATCTGGGTGGCTCATACGTCTGGACTGCATCGGTGGTGAATGTCGGTAAGGATTCGGCGATTCCGCGCGGCCAGGTGAGCCACGCTGCCTGGCGTGCGTTCCTCGGCGGCGGCCACTTCGACGACGGCGCCCGCTGTGGCGCCCGCTGCCTGCACTCCAGCGCGGCTCCGTGGAGCGCGAATGGCAATGTCGGGCTGCGCTGCGTCTGTGACGCCCTGTGAGCACGAAGCCTGAAATAGCCCCGCGACAGCGGGGCCTAGTTATCGTTAACAAAGCCGAGCGGTTGATCGTCGACCTTGCGCCGCACATCGACAAGATCCCGAAACACCAGCGCTACCGCTACGCTATCCGACTGGAGGACGAGCTGTGGGAGTTGGTGCGGCGTCTGATCGAGGCCGCCATGAGTAACCAGAAAAGCAAGGTGTATCGCGCAGATGAGCAAGTCCGATACCTTCACGCTCTGCTGCGTCATGCGGCAGAGCGTAAGCTGCTGGGTATCCAGCGAGTTGCCGATGCCAGTAAGCAGCTATCCGAGATCGGCGCAATGATTGGTGCCTGGCGTCAGCGCCTAGGCGCCTGACCTGCTTTAAGGGGTAGGTCGGGTTTCGACGCGCGGTGCGGTGAACCACGCTGCCTGGCGTGCGTTCATCGGCGGCGGCAACTTCGACAACGGCGACCGCTGTGGCGCCCGCTGCCTGAACTCCAACGCGAATCCGTGGAACGCGAATGGCAATGTCGGGCTGCGCTGCGTCTGTGACCACCACAAGGCAACCAGAGAGGGCGGCAACGGTGTTGCCGTCACCTGAGATCCCATCACAGGGGGTCAGCCGATCTATCCCGGTCCCGCACTCTGCGGGCCGAACACGATAGCCCGGGCGGCGCGAATAGCCGCTGGCGAAAGTCCCGCCCGGTCGTCCCTCCTCAAACCGAATGGATATCCGATGGCACGAAAAGCAAACAACCTGATTGAGCAGATTATTGACTGGGACAACCTGCTGAGCGCTCACCGCCAGGCGAGACGCGGCAAGCGCGACCGCCTGGGCGTGGCCGCCTTTGAGGCGAATCTGTGGGAGGAGCTGGGCCGGCTCCAGATGGAGTTGCTGTGGGGCACGTATCAGCCTGGCCGGTACCGCTCCTTTGTCGTCTACGAGCCGAAGCGGCGGGAAATACTTGCCGCCCCTTATCGAGACCGGGTGGCACAGCACGCAATCTGCAACATCTGCGGGCCGATCTGGGACCAGGCCATGATCTTTGATAACTATGCCTGCCGGCCCGGCAAAGGTACTCATGTGGGCGCCAATAGGGTTGAGAAGTGGCTGCGCGGCATGGTGGCGACGGGCGATACCTGGGTGCTGAAAATGGATGTCAGCAAGTATTTCTTCTCCATCCGCCACGACCTGGCCAAGGCTGTCATCCGCGATCGCATCCGCTGCACCGCAACTCTGAGGCTTCTGGACGCAATCATAGACAGCACTGCTGACCCAGCGGACCCTGACCCTGTAGGCATCCCCGTGGGCAACCTGACCAGCCAGTGGATTGCCAACCTGGTGGGCAATCGCATCGACCAGTGGGCCAAGCGAGAGCTGCGCCTATGCCGTTATGCGCGGTATATGGATGACATGGTGGTGCTGGTGCGCACGAAAGAAGAGGCCCTGGAGCTGCGCCAAGCGTTCGACGACAAGCTGGACAGCATGGGCATGCGGTTCAGCAAGGCCAGCGTGCTGCCAGCCGACCGAGGCGTGAACTTCCTGGGGTACCGCATCTGGCCCCACAAGCGACTGCTGAGGAAGGATTCAATCCGACGCATCAAGCGTACTATGCGGCGCATGGAGCGCCAGTATGCCAAGGGTCAAATCGGGCCCGATTATATCCGGCAGCGGATCTCGTCGTGGGTGGCCCATGCTGGGCATGCAGATAGTGAAAATTTGCGGAAGCGGATACTGGGCGGGGTGGTATTTAAGCGGTCAGTAAAGGATCATTAAGCGCCGCTAAATTCATGTTTCATACCTACTGGCGCGGCGTCTCATTGTGAGCGACGCGCTACAGCAACGAGGCGATACACCTCACTAGCCTAATTCAGCCACCGTAACCATGTGACACCACAGCGCCATCACGTTGGATTGTAAGCCAGGCTGGCATGCCCACGGGAGGGCAGATTTTGGAGATGATCGACAATATCAATCGCCTGCTGGGTGATGATCTCAAGGAAACTATTGAGCCCGGCACGCGCCTGAAAATTGCGGCTTCCTGTTTCTCCATCTACGCATTTGAAGCTCTCAAGGCTGAGTTAGCCAAGGTTGAGAGTGTCCAGTTCGTGTTTACAGCTCCCACGTTCGTGCCCAACGAAGTCACAGATCGGCTTAAGAAGGAGCGTCGGGAATTCTTTATCCCCAAAGCGCAGCGCGAGAGCGGCCTGTACGGCACCGAGTTCGAGATACAGCTACGTAATAAGCTCACCCAAAGAGCCGTAGCCCGGGAGTGCGCTGAGTGGATTCGCCATAAAGCCCAGTTCCGCTCCAACAAAACCAAGGCGCCCATGCAGTCTTTCATGCATGTGGCCGGCAGCGAGGGCGCTACGGCTTACATGCCAGTCAACGGCTTTACAGCCGTCGATCTTGGCTACCAGCAAGGCAACGCGGTATCCAACTTCGTAACGCGCATGGATGAACAGCCCCACGCGCAAATGTATCTTCAACTGTTTGACCAGATCTGGAATGATCCGTCCAAGGTCGAGGACGTCACCAGCGCTATCTGTGACCACATTGAATCGGTGTATCAGGAAAATTCGCCGGAACGGATCTACTTCATCATGCTCTACAACATCTTCCATGACTTCCTGGAAGATGTAGATGAAGATGTATTGCCCAACGACCTCACGGGATACCGGGAAAGCCTGGTCTGGAACAAACTGTTCAACTACCAGAAAGATGCCGCAACCGGGATCATCAACAAGCTGGAAACCTACAGCGGCTGCATCCTTGCTGACAGTGTGGGGCTCGGCAAAACCTTTACCGCATTGGCCGTGGTCAAATATTACGAGCTCCGCAACAAATCGGTACTGGTACTGTGCCCAAAGAAGCTCGCGGACAACTGGCGCAACTTCAACAGCAATCTCACGACGAACATCTTCGCCAAAGACCGTTTCAACTACGATGTGCTTTGCCACACCGACCTGTCGCGCACTGGCGGGGAATCCTTTGGCATTCCCCTGAACCGAGTCAACTGGGGCAACTACGACCTGGTCGTCATCGACGAGTCCCACAACTTCCGCAATAACGACGTTTATAAAGACCGAGAAACGCGATACCAGAAGCTGATGAACAAAGTCATCCGCGCCGGTGTAAAAACCAAAGTACTGATGCTGTCGGCCACCCCGGTCAACAATCGCTTCAACGATCTGCGTAATCAACTGGCGTTGGCATACGAGGGACAATCGGAAACACTTGGCAAACACCTGAAAACTGAAACCAGCGTCGAAGAGATCTTCCGGCGGGCTCAAAAGGCCTTTAACGAATGGTCCGAACTGCCACCAGAAGAGCGCACAGCAGCCTCAATCCTTCGGGCGCTGGATTTCGACTTTTTCGAGCTCCTGGATAGCGTAACCATTGCCCGGTCACGGAAGCACATCCAAACCTTCTACGACACCACGGATATTGGGCCTTTTCCCGAACGGCGTAAGCCCCTGTCGTTCCATTGCCCGATTACTGAGCGTACGGATGTCGCCGACCTCAACCATATCTTCACCGAGCTATCCTTGCTCAAACTGGCCGTGTATGCGCCCATCAGCTACATCCTGCCAAGTCGTATCCGAAAATACGAAGAACTGTACGATACCCAGGTCGAGGGTGGTAAAGGCAAGCTGCGCCAAGCTGACCGAGAGCACAGCCTGCAGGCGCTGATGACCACCAACCTGCTTAAGCGACTGGAAAGCTCTGTCGCAGCCTTTCGATTAACGCTGGCATCCCTCAGAGCTAATATCACACGCACCCTGGATGCTATAGAGGGGTTTGAATCCAGTGGCCAGGCGATTCAAATTGGTGACTACCTGGATAACCCGGGCGGCTTTGATAGTGATGACGAAGATTTGAGCGGGCTGGACGAATTCACTGTTGGCAAAAAAGTACAGATCAGTCTTGCCGACATGGATCTGCCCTCATGGCGTCATGACCTGGACGCCGACCTACTCCTGATCGACGGGTTGCTGGAAGCCATGCGCAAAGTGACGCCGGCCGATGATGCCAAGCTCCAACACCTGCTAAAACTGATCAATGGAAAGCTTGAAAACCCACTCAACCCTGGCAACCGCAAAGTTCTTATCTTCACCGCCTTTGCCGATACCGCCGACTACCTCTATGACAATCTGGCACCCATAGCCCGGAAATTGGGGCTTCACGTTGGTAAAGTGACTGGCTCGGCCGCGCCCAAGTCAACGCTGCACAAGGCTTACGATTTCCAGAGCCTGCTCACTCTGTTCTCGCCCCGCTCCAAGGAGAAGGCTATCGCACTCCCGAACGAGCCGGCTGAACTGGATATTCTGATTGGTACCGACTGCATTTCCGAAGGCCAGAACCTTCAGGACTGCGATTACCTGATCAACTACGACATTCACTGGAACCCCGTGCGCATTATTCAGCGCTTTGGCCGGATTGACCGCATCGGCTCGCCCAACCAACAGATACAGCTGGTCAATTATTGGCCGGACATCAGCCTGGACGAGTACATCAATCTGAAGGAGCGGGTAGAAAACCGCATGGTGATTGCGGATGTAACCGCCACCGGTGACGACAACGTGCTCACGGCCAAGTCCAGTGAAATTGCTTACCGGAAAGAGCAGCTAAAGCGCATGCAGGATGAGGTGATCGAACTGGAAGACGTCAAAGCCGGAGTATCGATTACCGACCTCGGCCTCAATGACTTCCGCATGGACCTGCTCAACTACGTGAAAGAGCACGGCGAGCTGGAAAACGTGCCCTTTGGTATGCATGCGCTCGTGCCAGCCCAACCTCAGCTGGGCATAGAGCCCGGCGTGATCTTCGCCCTGAAAAACGTCCACGACAGTGTCAACGTCAACCAGCAGAATCGCCTGCACCCCTATTATCTGGTGTATATTGGCGACGACGGTGAGGTGGTCGCAGACCACACCGAAGTCAAACGCTTGCTCGATCTGGTCCGTAGCAGCTGCAAAGGCAAAGTAGAACCGATTCCCGACCTGTGCCACCAGTTCAATGCGCAAACGGATGACGGGCGTAACATGAATCGTTACTCCGACTTACTCAGCCTGGCCATCCGCAGCATGATCGACGTGAAAGACGAAAAAGACATCGACAGCTTGTTCGGTGGCGGCCGCACCACGGCTCTGACCAATACCATTAAAGGGCTGGATGACTTCGAACTCATTGCCTTCCTGGTCATCGAAAGGCAAGGTGCATGACCCTGTTTGCCTGGCCCAAGGCGGCTGCCTTTGAACGTATGGTACCCAAGCGCAAGATATACGAACATGGCGCTGTTGGGAGCGCTCTGAAGGAGCGTTTTGTGCAGCAGGTGGAGCAGATTACCTGGGCCTACAAACTGGCCCCGGAGACGGTCAACCTGCCCCCTACTGAGGCGGTGAGGGAGATCCAGGTATTCCATATTGTGCTCAAGGGAACCGAGCTGGACTGGGACATACTTAAGACCATTGATTACGCAATTCCCTTTCCACTGATTTTCGAGCTGATGCAAGGTGAGCGCATTAAGGTAGGAGCAGCCTACAAGCGACTACCTCAGAACCTCAATAGTAAGAACGACAATAGCTGCTCGATAGTGGGCAATTACCTTGAGACAAACTGGTATCCCCGCGACACTCCACGTCAGTCCTTGCCGGTGGCACTGGATATGAACGGGCTTTATGAAAAATTGTTGCTTCACACAATGCCCATACCTGCACGGTCAGAGGAGTCTTTAGTTGACGCGGTGGGGCGCGTAGAGCAACTACGGGCTAAGCAACGGGAAATAGACAAGATCACAGCTCGGTTGAAGCGCGAAAAGCAGTTTAATCGCAAGGTTGACATGAATGCAGAGTTGCGGCGAATGAAAGCTGAGCTTGAAAGGCTAAAATAAACGAGTTTTGTTGACTATTTTCGAAATCACCCTGTAGGGGAAAAACTATGGCCACCGGCAAACTTCTCCGGCAGCTTGTAAAAACGGGCACAGAGGGCAATCTCGAAGCCTTCAAACGGGTTTCTGAACAACTGATCCAAGAAGAACGTGCAAGAAAGCATCATCTTCTGGCCAACGACCTTGAAAGAATTCTTTATGGTCGTCGCAACACCCCCGGGGCAACCAATGCGCTCTTGAGTGATCGCGTTCCAAAAGATAAAGAACGCAATATCCCGCTTTTGCAGATCAACGAACCCGTCCGTCGCATCGAAGATGTCGTGTTGTCGGATGAAAACGCTTCTTTGCTAAACGAGCTACTGCAAGAGCATCACCGAGCTGAAGCTCTGCATAGCTATGGCTTGCACCCAGCTGACCGCCTACTGTTCTGCGGCCCGCCAGGTTGTGGAAAGACGCTGACAGCAGAGGTTCTGGCCAGCGAACTGGGACTGCCGCTAGCAATCGTGCGTATTGATAGCGTGGTGTCTTCGCTGCTTGGAGAAACCGCCTCCAATTTGCGACAGGTTTTTGATTTCATTGCCATTACACCGATGGTTGTTTTGTTCGACGAGTTCGATGCGTTGGCTAAAGAGCGCGCGGATACTGCTGAGCATGGTGAGCTGAAACGTGTCGTCAATGCCTTCCTACAGATGCTAGATGCATACGAGGGAAAGAGCATTCTGGTCGCGGCTACTAACCATGAGCGCATCCTTGATGCGGCAATCTGGCGCCGCTTTGACGAAGTGCTGGTCTTCGAATCTCCAAACCTGGAGCAGTTGCGTCGATTATTGTCCATCAAGCTCCGCGGGTTGCGTCGTGAGTTCGATATTGACGATGCACGCATAACGAGTCTTTTTAAGGGCATGAGCCATGCTGATGTGGAGCGTGTGTTACGTCGGGCAGCAAAAGATATGGTGTTAACAGGTAAAGAATTTCTCAGCGAAAGGCACCTTCAATCGGCTATTCGTCGCGAAGATGCTCGCAGAGCTCGCATACAAGGAAACTAAGTCGTCATGGAAGAAACCTTTCCGCATCTAAACATTCAACGAGAAGCACCAGTTAACGAAAAGCGTCCTGGCGGGGGCCCGCGCACCGCTCCCCCGGACGATGTACCCTCTCATGGAAGAGGGCTACTCGGAAAGCTAGCCAATGCAACGAGAGAAGCCAGCGAAGATATCGGTGGTTTTGATGAGCGTAAACTCTTTCGTTTCACAGTTCAGAAAGGGTTTAACCCTGACGACCTAAGAAAAATTTCCCCGGAAATAGAGGTTGTCAGCCAAGAAGACGAAACCGTCATCATTGGCTTCGCGACGAATGCCGCAATGGCACAGTTCGAAGCTCGCCTTTCCAGCATGGCGTCGGGACAGTATGTCACCAACAAAGAAGTCATCTACGCCTTGCAAAGCGTAGACGGTTGGAGTCCAGATGACCGTAAAGGCTGGGCACTTAGGCAACAAGGATTCCCTGCTGATGAAGACTTTCTTCTCGACCTCGAGATCTGGCCATTAGAAGATAAGCCCGATGCTAGAGAACAAGCTTGGACTAAGTTTGAAAGCTGGCTATCAGAACAAAGTATAAAAAAGTTAGACCAAGTCAGAAAACCAGAACTGACACTCTACCGTGTCCGCTGCACTACCGCTCAAGCCGAATTATTGCTCCACCATAGAGATATTCGATCAATCGACCTCCCACCAAGCTTTTCGTTGGAGCGATCGGTTGAGTTCCAGGATATTCAGCAATTCCCAGAAGTCCAAGCACCGTCAGCCGAAGCTCCAGGTATAGTGGTGCTGGATAGCGGCATTGCCGATGGGCACCCTTTGTTGAAAGACGCGGTAGCAAAAACAGCTAGTTTTCTTCCAGGCGAAGGCCCACATGACGAAAATGGACACGGTACGCACGTTGCAGGTCTAGCGCTCTATGGGGATTTTGAAAAACATCTTCGCAAAGGAGCCTTTACGCCGACCTTGCGCTTGTATAGCGGTCGAATTCTCGACAAAAACAATGAAAATACAACAGGCTTTGTAGAGAACCATATAGAAGAGGCAGTTCGATACTTCTTCATGGAGCATAATTGCAGGGTATTCAACTTGTCCTTTGGGGATTCTAACAAGCCTTACTTCGGTGGACATCTTAAAGGTCTTTCCGTGACGTTAGACACACTCTCTCGCGAGCTTGGCGTGTTGTTTGTCGTCTCATCAGGAAATCATCAGATCAGTGCGGACTCACCAAATGGCCTGGAATGGCGCGATCAATACCCAAACTACTTGCTAAACAAAAGTTGGCAGATCATCGAACCTGCACCTGCCTTAAACGCACTTACTGTGGGTAGCCTAGCCCGGCACAATAAAACCTTCAACAGCCAGCATCATTCACATGACCCGGCTGAAATACCGATTGCTCAGCCGGGCCAACCATCCCCCTTCTCCCGTAGCGGCCATTCTGTCGATGGGGCCATCAAACCAGAATTGGTGGCCCATGGTGGGAACTGGGCGATCAATGCACGAGCGAGTTACTTGCTGCTAGACAGGGTAGCTAGGTTAGGAGTGATATCTACCAACCATAAGTTTACCAGTGGCTATCCTTTTTTAGTGGATGGAGGAACCAGCATGGCAGCCCCCCAAGTTGCACATCTGGCAGCGTCCATATTTCACGAACACCCGGATGCCACAGCAAATTTCATCCGCGCACAACTCTGCCTGAACGCAGCAATTCCGCAGGCCAGCCAACATCTCTTTATGCAGAATAAAGCGCTTAGCCGGGTTTGTGGTTATGGTGAGGTTGATGACACTGCGCTGAAGCGGTCCCTCGAAAATGCCGTCACGCTTATTACAGAAGGCAGAATAGAAAACAAGCGGCACCATTTTTATGAAATCCCCGTGCCGCCCGAATTTACTAGCAGTGGAAAAAAGCGTCTTCGGCAAATCGCGGTCGCATTGGCCTACACGCCGCCTGTTCGCTCAACACGAATAAAGTATCGCGCCACCCGTATTGATTTCAAACTAATTGCAGCGCGAGACCTTGAGCATGTCACCACCATGTTCAACAAGGCCACAAAGAAGGATGACTATCAAAGCATCAAGGAACTAGCCGGAGCAACTATTGGGCAGACTGCTCGAAGCAAAGGAACCGTCCAGGCAGATTCTTGGAATTTTCTTCAATTCAACTCCAATTCCGCTTTGCGCAACAAAAAACTGTTTGTTGTGGTCACCCGCAATGACTTTCCGTGGGGCGAAACCCTATGTGATAGCGAAGAGAGCTACTCACTTCTGGTAAGTCTCCGAGACAAAGACAATTTATCAGCGCAGCTTTATACGCACATCAAAGCCCGGCTTGATACGAGGATACCAGTCCGTGTTCGCGTTTAGCCCTGCCAGCGCCTGAGAAACGAATTCAACGAGGTAATATTTTGTGGACAAACTCAAGATGCATAGCCCCGACCTAAGCCAGGACAACATCGCTAAGATTCAAGAGATTTTTCCCGGTTGCGTGACTGAAGCACGGGATAAAACCACTGGCAAGTTACGTTGGGTATTGGATTTTGATCGGTTGCGACAGGAACTAAGCGATTCGATTGTAGAGGGGCCCCAGGAGCGATATCGGTTAGATTGGCCAGGGAAACGTGAAGCCTTGGCTCTCGCCAATGCACCAATTGCCAAAACGTTGCGCCCTGCTCGCAACGAAAGTGTGGACTTCGACAAGACAAAAAATCTTTTCATTGAAGGAGACAATCTTGAAGCGTTAAAGGCTCTTCAAGACAACTATCTTGGATCGGTCAAAATGATCTACATCGACCCGCCATATAACACTGGTAGCGATTTTGTCTATGACGATGACTTTTCCGAGGATTCACTCTCTTTTCTTATTCGATCTAACCAAGCATCTGAGTCAGGATCAAAACTGGTTTCAAACAGCGAAGCTAATGGCCGATTCCACTCAGATTGGCTTTCGATGATTTATTCAAGACTTCGCATAGCAAAAAACCTTCTTTCGGACGATGGGGTGATTTTCATTTCCATCGATGACCACGAGAGAGACAATCTCCGCAAAGTGGCTGACGAGGTGTTCGGAGAAACTTCATTCGTTGCCGCTATCATCTGGCGCAAGAAAGCAACGCCAGATGCAAGATCAACGATAGGCAGTGTGCATGACTATGTACTCTGCTATGTAAAAAACAGTGAGAACCCAAAGTCTGCTATAGGAAAGATGGCCCTGAGCGAAAAGCGTAAAGCTTCGTTCACTAATCCGGATAATGACGAGCGTGGACCTTGGGCCTCCGTGGATATGACGGGAATGATCGGGAGGGCAACCAAAGATCAGTTCTTTAATGTCGAGCTACCCAGTGGTCGTGTCATTGGCCCTCCAAAAGGCCGGTCTTGGGGACTTGTAGAGCGGACATTCAAAAGCCTTCGTGACGAAAATCGCATCTGGTTTGGAGCCCACGGCGATAACGTTCCCCGCGTCAAGCGCTTCATGAGCGAAGTTGAAGGCCAGACCGTCCCTACCTACTGGGCACACGATGAAGTGGGCACGAACGAAGGTGCTTCAGATGAAATCCTTCAACTATTCGAAATACCGAAGCTTTTTGACACCCCCAAACCCACCAGCCTAATTAAAAGACTACTCGAAATTGGAACATCAAAAAACGAAGAGCATACTGTTCTTGACTTTTTTGCAGGCTCGGGATCGACAGCCCATGCCGTTCTTGCTCAGAATGCGGCGGATGGAGGGAACCGTAAGTTCATAATGGTCCAAATGGCCGAGCCCGTTTCGGACAAGTCAGAAGCCAAGAAGCATGATTTCACCGACATCGCCGAAATCTCGAAAGAGAGAGTCCGCCGCGCAGGAAAAAAAATAATTGACGGTGACTGTCATCCTGATTGGAACCGAGATATTGGCTTTCGTGTTTTCAAGGTAGATAGCTCGAACATGAAGGACATCTACTACCGTCCCGACGAGCTCTCCCAAGGCGACCTGCTAGAAGCGGTGGATAACGTTAAACCCGACCGAACGCCGGAAGATCTGCTGTTCCAGGTGCTGGTGGACTGGGGCGTGGATCTGACCCTGCCGATTCGCCGCGAATCCGTGCAAGGAAAAACAGTGTTCTTCGTCGATGACAACGCCCTCGTCGCCTGCTTTGACACTGGCATTACGGAGGGGCTGGTCAAAGAACTGGCCAAACATGAGCCGCTGCGTGTCGTGTTCCGCGATAACGGCTTTGTCTCCGATGCCGTGAAGATCAATGTCGAGCAGATCTTCCGTCAGCTATCGCCCAGCACAGAGGTTCGTTCGCTATGAGCCAAGGTACTGAGCAGCCTGGTAGCACAGCGGATATCCTGCTGTATGAGGCGGCCGAAGGTCGGCTGCGGCTTGAGGTGCGCTTGCAGGATGAAACCCTGTGGCTGACCCAGAACCAGCTGGCTGAGCTGTTCCAGACCACCCAGCAAAATATCAGTGGCCACATCCAGAACGTCTACGCAGAGGGTGAACTGGAGAAGGAAGCAACTCACAAGAAATTCTTGTCAGTTCAGCTCGAGGGTGGCCGTGAGGTCCGACGCCAGCGGGATTTCTACAATCTGGACATGATCATTGCCGTTGGCTATCGAGTCAAAAGCGCCATCGCTACCCGCTTCCGGATCTGGGCCACCGAGCGCCTCAAGGAATACATCATCAAAGGCTTTGTCATGGATGATGAACGTCTCAAGGAGCCGCAGAACGACCGCTATTTTGAAGAGCTGTTGGCGCGCATCCGCGATATCCGCAGCTCCGAGAAGGTGTTCTGGCGCAAGGTATTGGACATTTATGCCACCAGCACTGATTACGATCCCAAGGCGGAGCAAACCCAGCTGTTCTTCAAGCAGGTGCAGAACAAGATGCATTGGGCGGCTCACGGGCATACCGCCTCCGAGCTGATTTTCCAGCGAGCAGACGCCAGCGCACCCAACATGGGTGTCACCAACTTCCCGGGCAAGAATCTGCTGAAACGGGATATTGAGGTTGCCAAGAACTACCTGAATGAAGAAGAGCTCAATATCCTGAACCGCATCGTCAATGCCTACCTGGAATTGGCTGAGGTGCAAGCGCTCAACCGCCAACCCATGACGATGGTGGACTGGCAGCAACGACTTGATCAATTCCTGACCATGACCGGGCGCGAATTGCTGACCAATGCAGGTAGCATCAGTAACCAGCAAGCGTTGAACAAAGTGCATCAGGAGTTCGATAAATACCGCGAGCAACAGCTGCAACAGCCCTCGGAAGTTGAAAAGCATTTCATCGAGGCCGAAAAGAAGCTGAAGCAGTTGAAGTCACCCGAAAGAAAGGGCGACAAAGACCCACAGCGTTGATCACCAACCCAGGTCCTTTCTGCACAGCAGCGTGCAGAAAGCCTTGCAGAAAGAATACAGAAAGAGAATGCCATGAAGCTGAAGTTCAAAACCCAGGCTTACCAAACCAATGCGGTTGAAGCAGTGGTGGACTGTTTTGCCGGCCAACCGATGCGTGACGGCCTGGCTTACCGCATTGACCCCGGGCAGCAGGCTCAGACTGGCGCCTTTGATGCGGAAGGCTTCAAGAATGCTGACCTGGCACTCAGCGAGGCGCAGGTGCTGGAGAACATTCAGGCCGTTCAGCGCCGACAAAATCTTCCGGCGTCATCGTCACTGACGGACTTCTCCACCTACGACTCCAAGAACAACCGTGTACCGGCGAAGGCCGCCTATAAAAAGGATGCCCTGGCCGCCACACGCATCCACCTGGACGTGGAGATGGAGACGGGCACCGGCAAGACCTACTGCTACATCAAAACCATCTTTGAGATGAACAAGCGCTATGGCTGGAGCAAGTTCATCATCATGGTGCCCTCCATAGCCATCCGAGAAGGCGTGTATAAGTCGCTGCAGATTACCGCTGAGCATTTCACCGAAAGCTACGGCAAGAAGGCGCGGTTCTTCATCTACAATTCCAAGCGGCTGCATGAGCTGGAGAGTTTCTCTTCCGACGCCGGCATCAATGTGATGATTATGAACATCCAGGCCTTCAACGCCCGGGGTGCCGACAACAGGCGTATCTATGACGAGCTCGATGGCTTCCAGTCACGCAAACCCATCGATGTCATTGCTGCGAACCGGCCAATTCTGATTCTGGACGAGCCACAGAAGATGGAAGGTAAAGCCACCATGGAGGCTCTACCTCAGTTTAAGCCGTTGGCTATTCTCCGATACTCGGCTACCCACCGCACCCAGCACAACCGCATTCACCGCCTGGATGCCCTGGACGCCTACAACCAGAAACTGGTCAAAAAGATCGCTGTGCGCGGTATCCAGACACGCGGTCTGGCCGGCACCAATGCCTACCTGTATCTGGAAGGTATCGACATCTCTAAGCACGCGCCGGTGGCCCGCATAGAGCTGGAAGTGAAGCTCAAATCCGGCGAGATCAAGCGCCAGCTCAGGCGTCTTCGGTTTAAAGATGATCTGTTTTCGGAGTCTGGTGAACTGGATCAATACCGGGACGGTTTTACCATCAGCCAGATTGACGCCACTACTGACACCGTGGAGTTTACCAATGGGCTAGTGCTCACGGCTGGAGAAGCCAGCGGTGACGTTTCCGAAGGCGATATCCGACGTATCCAGATCCGCGAGACCATCAAAGCGCACCTGGAACGGGAAAAGCAGCTGTTTGCGCAGGGCATCAAGGTACTTTCGTTGTTTTTTATCGACGAGGTGGCCAAGTATCGCGACTACAACCAGGAAGATGAGAATGGTGAGTACGCCCGCATCTTTGAGGAAGAATATCAGCTGCTTAAGAATGAATACCTATCTGAACTGGCCATAGACAATCAGGCCTACCGCCAGTATCTGGACGGCATTGACCCTGCCAGCACGCACAATGGCTACTTCGCCATTGATAAGAAAACCAATCGCCTGAAAGATCCAGCTGTGGGGAAACGGGCCGTTGATTCTGACGATGTGGACGCCTATGACCTGATCTTGAAAGACAAGGAGCGCCTTCTCTCCTTCCAGGAACCGACCAGGTTTATCTTCTCCCACTCGGCGCTGCGTGAAGGCTGGGACAACCCAAATGTGTTCATCATGTGCATGCTCAAGCACAGCGACAACATGATATCCCGGCGCCAGGAGGTGGGGCGTGGCCTGCGCTTGTCCGTCGATAAACACGGCGACCGAATGGACCACCCAGCTGTGGTTCATGACATCAACGTACTGACGGTGATTGCCAGCGAAAGCTACAAAGATTTTGTTACCGGACTGCAGCAGGAAATCAGTGAAAACCTGAGTGCCAGGCCGCGCCAGGCAACTGAAGCCTATTTCACGGGCAAACTAATGGCCACCGAGCAAGGCACTGTAGAAGTCACTCCCGCCATGGCCAAGCAGATATACCGCTACCTGGTGAAGAACGACTATACCGACGATACAGACCAGGTTGTCGATACCTACCATGATGCGAAGGCACAAGGCGCCCTGGCGGAGTTACCCGACGATCTGAAGCCATTCGGTGACCAGATCTTTGCCTTGATCGATACCGTGTTCAGTGAAGGCCAGCTGCCAAAGATCGAGGATGGCCGCAAACCGAAGACCAACCCCCTATGTGTCAGCGTAGTTGTCGCCTGATTATTTCAGAGGACAACCATGCCCCATTATTCACCGGAACGTAAAGAAGCCATTCTCCAGAAGATGGCTCCACCTCACAGCCTGACTGTTGCCGAGTT